CATGAGACAGGAGATGACAATCTCTTCGTTCATAGGATTCGCTGGGCTTGAGTTTTCTGGACGTATGAGGCTTTCCTGTTCTTTACATCATCAGGCGGGAAGAGCCCTTGGTATCCTCCAGCGATAGAGTGGTCTATTGTGGCAATGGCATCTTCCTTCGTCATCTTCTTGAGCAGCTCGATCTGTTTCAGTCTTGCTGAATTCGTCGGAACCTTCTTTTTCTCTTTGAGATGTTGGCACCATTCTTTCCATGAGTGTTCAAGTTTTGGATCTTGGAAAGAGGGTTGAGCCGAAGGCGTTTCTCTCTCATCTTGTTTACAATATGGTTTACTATCTGGTATAGGTTTGCCCTCTAGGGCAAATGGATTTTCTTTTTTGGTCAAATGGATTTTCTTCAAAAGGCAATACCATTTCGTCCTGTCGTAACTCGACTTATTGTAGTTCCCCTCACCGATCTCACCAGCTTCGACAAGCTTCTGGATTGCCGTCCTAATCTGCTTTGCCGAGAGGTAAGGGAAAAGCTCTCCAAACGCTTTAACGCTGTTGTAAGTCCAAGTCTTCCCATCGTATTCGTGACGCTTATTGGCCTTGTTCTTTGCGATCCAGAATCGAATATTCGACAGGATCACAGCTGCATTGACGCCGTGTTTTTCTGCGTCTTCTGTTTCAAATGAGTGTGTCATAAATAAAAAATCCACCGGAAGAGCCTGAACCTCTTTCGAGGGTAGTTGGATCAGGATTCCGGTGGGAAAGTGTTTTCGGTTGAGGGCAACTACTCCCTGCTGTCTGCCAGTATATTACTTGTGATATGGCTTAGATCAATGATTTATTCATAGCCAAGATGGCAAAGTTGCCTTCTTGGTTGGGTTATAATCGATCTTGACTTGCGACTTATCGCGATCTTTGAAGACGGCCAGCTTCATGTAGCTTTTCATCGACTCATGATCAGTTGATTTCCTCTCGATTGATCTCCAAACCGGAAGCTCTGAATCGGCCAAGACCACGAAGACAAAGACCTCTCTTAGCTGCCCGAATCTCCAAGACCTTCGGATGGCCTGATAGAACTTCTCATAGCTGTATGAGATCGAAGCAAACGCAATCTTGCGGCAGTGTTGCCAGTTCATTCCAAATCCGCAGATTGACGGCTTACTGATGATCACCCTCGCTTCTCCATTTGAGAATGCCAGCAAGTTTCTCTCCTTCGATTCAGACGAGTCCCCGCCCTTCACTTCGACGGCATCCGGTATGAGCTTCGACAGCATCGCGCTCTCGTCATTGGACTCGCACCAGACGATCCAAGGTTCGTCATCATCGTTTACCATGTCAGCTACGATCTTACATCTCTCCTGAATCGTCTTCCGCTTCTCAGCATGGAGTGAGGTAGCCGAAACGTCTGGCAGATCGAAAAGCATCCCATCGGCCATCTGGAGAGGCGCATTCACCACCGTGGTTGACGTGTGTAGTTTCGGGAGGTCATAGCCATCATCCGAGTGCCCAAGGTCAGACGGCTTAGAAACACAACATGCCCAGCTTGCGACCCATTCCCAGAAGTCCACAACGGCATGCTTTTTCAACCGCCAGTCTCCCGTGTTCATCGAGTCGTGAATAAACCATCGGGTCAGCATTTCTTGCGTATTCATGATACCTAAGAACTCGGCATGGTTTCCGATCTCGGTATAGTCGTTAGGGGCTGGTGTTGCTGTGCACGCAAGACGATAGGGGGTGTCCGCGAACATATCGACGATGCGCTTTTTCGTCTTCGAGTTCTGCCCTTTCAGGATTGAGCTTTCGTCGAGAATAACGCACTCGAATTGCGAAGCGTCGAAGTTATCCAATCTATCATAGTTGGTGATCGTATTCTTCCCGCTGGCGATCCCGTCTTTCGAGTATGTCACGTCCACGTCGAGAAGCGACTTAGCCTCCCTGACGGTCTGATGGCAGACTCCAAGAGGAGCGACAATAAGCACCTTCCCGGTCATGTGACGGGCGAAGTCTATTTGAAGAAACGTCTTACCAAGTCCGGTGTCTAGAAAAGCAGCCCCTCTTCCGATCTTGAGAAGCATATTCAAACAATCAACCTGATGAGGCTTTGCTCTTTCATGAGCGTTGGCGACGATTGGCTTTGCCAATTCCTCAACCTTGTTTTTCTTCGATATGAGATAGTTTTTATACTCGGCATTCATGAGAAAAGCTCTCCTTTCTCTGAATCTGCCATTTTGAGATTAAGAACGGCCTGGTTGAAATACTCGGTCTTGAGTTCTGTTCCGATGAATCGACGGCCTTTTTTTAGACTCATGAATCCCTCGCTCCCGATCCCTGTAAATGGAGATAGCACGGTGTCTCCGGCATTGCTCCAAAGGACAAGACAACGCTCGATTACGTCAAGCTGGAGAGGACAAATATGTTTTTCGTCATTCTCGGCTCGCGCCCCCTTCTTATTGAGAACGTGAGTCTGGCGAATATTCATCCATACTGGAGATGCCCACTCCTGCCATTGATCGACGGTGAACTCCTCAGCTGTATGAGACACCGGATCATCGTTATCTCCGGGCTTCACGAAGACTAGCAGATAGTCTGGATTCCCCATGCGCGTCCTCGTAGAATCCTTTTTGAGAGTCTTATGAAGAAGACCATGGGCTTTAGTCCTTTGCATCTCAACAACTGGGTCTTTCCAGATTGTGACGCGGCAATGAAAGATCCATCCGGCCTCGATATGCTCTCTGATGATCTCTCCTGAAAAGTCACGTCTGCCGATATATCCGTGAGTCGCTTTCGATGTCGGAAGATCCATGCAATGAACGCATGACAATCGCCCCGGTTTTGTGATCCTGAATTTCTCTTTGATCAGGAATCGGTATTGATCAAAAAAGCCTGCATCGTCATCGCAATTTCCCATGTCTGCCACGGAGTCACCATAAATATAAAGATTGGCAAACGGCGGAGAATAGACCGAAAGTCCGATTGATTCATCTGGCATCTGCTGCGTGAAGCTCACACAGTCAGCGTTATAAATGCTCCAGTTTTCACCGTGAGCTTCACCCATCACTTTCACTTGGTTGTCTTTCATAATAAGAAAGCCCCTTTGCATGATCCTTTGAAATTGCTGGCGAGCGGTCGGATCGACACAAAGGGGCTGAAAGCCTTATTGTAACCGCTCGCCAAAGTGGTTGCCCTGATACTAATCAGGACCTGCGCTTGTTCAAGGTTTATTTCTCATCGTCGATCCTTTGTAAGTTCGCAGATTTGCTCAATCGCGATGGTCAGTTGCTTTTTCAGCTCGTCTCTCTGCTTGGTGATACCTGCTTTCTCAGCGATGAGTCGCTCGATGGTGTCACGGGCTTCCTCAAGCTCCTGCTCAAGCTCGGCTGCCAGTTCTAGGTATGGACTCATATCAGTTCCTCCCCTCCCTTGGCTGGTTTGAAGGAATCGCCTGACTGCTCGATGGTAACCTCGATGAACGGTCCTGATGATCGCCGGCACTCGTCCTGGTCAAAGGTGGTCATCGTGATGAATTTGGGAGAGTCATCGGAGAACCAACCGCAAGCGACAAGGGCATCTTCGATCTCCTTCCAGTTTCCCCTGCCAATAGATGACGTGTCCCATAGCCTTTGCCCTTTGCCCAGCACCCTCACAACGTGAACGGTGACAGGGAAAAGGAACGGGCTGCGGGTAAGCCTGAGTTGTCTCAGCTTGGCTTCAATCTGCTTGCGTATCTTGGCGGAAGAGAACCACTTGGAGCCCCTTCCATCGTTGCCATTGGTAAGCTCAAACGGAAGCTGGAATGTTTCTTGGTAGTTGCTCATAACGAAACCCCCAGTCTAGCTAGCTCTTCACCTTCGCTCGTGAGGTAGTGGAATCTTCTAGGCTTGCCACTTTTACCGGCAACCTGGACCCTCTCGATCCTGATGAATCCGGCCTCTTCCAATCGGCTGCATGCGCTGTGAACGATCCCGTTTGATGGCTTAGCATTCTCATCGCTATTTGTAAGCCTAATCACTTTAGTGAGACCTCCTGTGGTGATCCCTTCGTTGTCGTAAATAGCGCAAACGATGATCCATTGCCGGAGTGTCGTCACCCCCATAATTGATGCCCGACAAAGGGTGATTGTTCGTTCTCTGTTTGCGTTCATTCTGTCTCCTCCTTGGTTAGTCGTTCGTCTTCGCTCATGGCATGGTAAGGCATTAAGTCGAGAGTGGAGATGCTCTTACGGTATTTGCTCCTAATGCCCCTGTGAGCGCATTTGGCGTAATCCTTGAGTGCATCCCCTACTGCTCTCGTCCCGAGCGCTAGAGCGTCATCGTCGAGCATTACAACGCGAACCTCCAAGGTCTTGGTGTCTTGGAAGATAAAGCCGAAGTCTGAGCATAAGCGATCTTCTGAAACCTTGCTGAACAAGGTCCGGTAGTATGCCGCTTGCCAGTGGTAGCGATATTTCCCAATCGCGTTCCTGATCGAATCGTCATCGAGTCCGGTGCTGATCGTCTTGTGGTCGAAAATGGTCTCTGGATAGTCGCCATCTTCGCTTGGAAGGATGTCGAGAAGGCATTTAGCCGGGATTCCTCCAATCTCTCCAACGACTCCAACTTGGAACTCTGCGCCTTCCATGATTGGGCCAGCGACAGGATGAAGCCTAACCTGCTTGGCTGCGTTGCTCAAGTGGTTAAGCCTCTCTTCGTAAGCTTCCCTTTCGGCAGCAATCGCTTCACGCTCCTTGGCAGACTGGGAGGGAGTAAGAACGCGAACGCCTTCCTTCTCCTTCTCGGCTTTCCACTCCTTCGCCGCCTTTGTCCTTAGATCTGCGAAGGGCAGCTCTGCGAACGGCTCTGGCTTTGGCATGGGCAGCAAGTCTCCCAGCGTGTCAGGGTCCGTTACAGCCGCATCAAAAAGAGAGCCTGTCTCCATTGCTTTGGTGGGCTTGAAGTCTGGACTCCTCAACCATGCGTATGGGTTCGGCGCGAACGCTTTGAGCATCGAGCATGAGATTGGGCCTTCGATGAGCTTGGACTTGTCCAGCTTCCATCCATGATAGTCCTCCATCCCCATTCCAGGGTAAATTCCTTTAGTTACCATGCTAGTGGTGCCTTTCCAGTTTCAGGGTCAATATTGAGAACTCGAACGCATGGACCTTGGCCGCGAAGGTCGGGCCGGTATTCGGATTTCAAACCGAGACAGATTTTCTTGCCGTGCCAGTTTGCGCCGATCGTTCCGTGAAGCCTAACTATGGCCTTGGTGTTGGTAGCGTTCAGCTTCAACGGTCGCTCGCTCTTGACGAAATAGAGTAGGTTAGCGTTTGAGTCCTTCACTCCGTTGTCGTATTCCAGCACGTCAAGGTGTTCGATCCGGTCAATAGTCACCGTGATGTGATCCTTTCCTGCCTTCTCCAACGCTCCTTGAAGCACAAGGGCGTTGAGGAATCTCATGTCTAGCGATGCCGTGACATCGCCGCTGACAAGTTCTCCTGTTGGTATTGGTTTGCTCATAATTTTTTAATTTGGGATTAGTTCGATGGCTTTCTCGACTGGCTCCCTTCAAGCCAGTATTCTGCGAAGCGCTTTCCGTTTTTGGAAACCATCTTCTTTCGGATGTCTTGGCCCTCTGTTTTGAGTTCAAGGACTCTTGCTGCCAGCCGGGACGTCCCGAACAATCGGAGCGCATCCATTGATGTCAGCCTGTGTCCTCCCCAAAGATGGGCGAGGATCGCGTATTTTTGGTTACGCAAAACCAGTTCGTTCATTTCTTCGTTCATTGTTTTGTTATTTCGTTTGTTTCTTCTGCCATTCCAACGCCTTGTTGAGCGCCTCCAAAACCTCCACTCTCTCCCAAGAATCAAGGTCGAATTCTCCGGCGAGAAGTGACCGCTTGATCTCAAGGTTATCAAGTACGTGGTTTGCTGCAAATTTGTTTGCCATCAGGTCAATCCTTCCTTGGCGCACAATTTCAGACTGGGCAAATACCCAGGTGACAACGGCCATGATTGCCATTCCGAGCCCTAGCCAGATCATGGCTCCTCCTTTCTCTCCTGACGTTCAAGGTAGTCGGATAGCTTCCCAGTTCTCACAAAGGCTTCAAAGCTGATGCCGCTTCCGTTCTTCATCCAGTATTTCAAAGCGGCTTCATCGCTGACCTTCCTTAGCTCGGAAATGCGAGCAATGCGAATTTCAAAGCTATCACTCATGAGCAGACTCCTTTCCATGAGTGGCGGTAAATGACTCGCATTTTTGAATCCACCTCGTCTGTCATTTCGTAGACGCTACCGTCCTTGAGCATGATAGCCCGGACGCCGATTGAGATGACTTTGCCGCAGTCAATGCCGCCAAGTAGGACGGCTTCCCATTTAGGACTCATTTCGTTGCCCTCCTGTTGGTTGGGCGTTCGATTTCAGCAATCAGGGCATCAAGTGAGAGCAAAGGTTGCTCAAGTCCCTCCATGACGTTGACGCTGTGAGTTTCTGAGGAAACCTTTTGAAGATCGTTTTTGATCTCGTGCAGTATATCAAGAATTTCATCTGTGCTTAAATTAAGCAAATACTTCACCATATTTGGAATTGTTACGCAGTGTTTTGCGGCAAGATACTTAACCTCTTTGTGGTCTTCGTCTTCGACTTGTAGCATTTTCATGGGTCGATTACTTTGATGATTTAAGCTGGTTTTTAAGCTGGTTAATGATCTGATCTTGCAGGAAAATTATCCGTCCGTTTTTGTCGGCTGGTCCAAGGCCAAGAATATCCAGCTCGCGGAACTCTCTGTCTCCGCGATCATGCTCAACGAGGAAAAGGATGGTTTCAAGTTTTGCGATTTGTTTTTCTGAGGTAGTCATGTTTTCGTTTTGTTTGTCTTGGGTTCGGTCCCTTCGACGGACTCAACCTAACCAAAACTCGAAAAGTGACAACGCTTTTCTTTAAGTTTTTAAACTTTCCAAGGTTTTACAAGGGTTCCAGCCTCAAGAAAAATGTTTAAGGAATCCTAACCTTTGCGTAATTAGGGTTTGCTTTGCGTCTCACAAAACGCCAAAAGTGAGACACAACGCAAAACAAAACCATGAGTGAATCTAAACGAAAGAAATTGGATAATGTGTCTTGTTCCGCAAGACGAATCGCAGATCAGCTTGACGATCTAGCTCATGCAATGCGGAAAGTCGGAGCGCAACTAGAGAGGCATGGCGAGGATCATTGTCATTATGCGCTCGCCAGGTCTGGAGAACTTCTCGGGGCCGCAGAAATAGCGAGAGAATGGGCAAAGAATCTCCGAGTTGAAAAGCAGCACAGGTGATTTGTCGAGTCACTCACAAAGCACGCATCAGGATGCAAAATATTTCTGCAATGCTCTTGCATAAATCTGAGCAAGAGTCTCTTGGTTGCCATCGAACAGCACCCATTCCTGCGGGTTGCTGCCAAAAAACGGCTCGCAGATTAATGCTGGCGGCTTGGTTTTAGCTAAGAACTTGTAGCCTCGGTCACCATACTTGACTGCCTTAGAACCACGGTTGTTCTGTCCTGGCACCTCCTGCGTGTGTTGCTCGGTGAATGCTTTGGCCAGCCTTTCACCTTTTGCGCTCCGGTGATAGTAGAGATACTCAAAGCCTTTTGCCGACGAACTTGAGTAACTGTTAAAGTGCAATTCAATTGCGACATCAAAACCCCAAGTCCTCTCTGCAACCCATTGGACTGCCTTGCTGTAACTTTTAAACGGATAGTCGTTGATGATCTGTGAGGCGATTCCCAGCTCTTTTAAATGCTCGTGCAGATAGGTCGCCACGGCATTGTTGTATTCCCACTCACTGACTCCGCACACACTTCTAGCGCCAGCATCATTGAGACGACTGTGGCCGACACAGATGGCAACCTTGCCGATGGCAGGATTTTTCTCTACTCTCTTTTTAAAACTCATAAACCACCCGCGCATCCTTTCTAAAAATGTGTTCATTTGCCTATGATGATTGCTCTCCGGTAACTGTAATCACTATGAAACTTCTGGCCTCTGCCGGCTAGCACACCCTCTTCAAATTGGTAAGACTCACCCTTTTTCAGCGTCACTGTTGGCGGGTCGTGTAATGCGCTCGCGTTCAAATTGTATTCGTAAGCCCAATCTCTCCATACGCAGCTTGGCAGCAGGAGAGCCGTCAGCAGCGAGGTCGTCAAGTTTGTCTTCCAGTTCATATATGTAATTTCTGCGCTTCCACTCAAGATGTGCGACAAAGGCTCTGAGAACGCCTGTCAGGAGCTTGATCACTTGTCCTTAGCCTTAAACACGTTGAGGGCGAGCCAGTCGATAACCTTATACAACTTGCCGATAAAGGTGTCATCCTTCGGCGTTGGCGTCAGTGCTGCAATTGCAGAAGCAGCTGCGATGATGGCGGTGAGAACTCCAAAAAGTTCCTCTTTGTTTTCTAGGATGTAGTTAATCATTTTTTACGGTTACGAAAGTTCTCAATCGCTGTGATAGCAGATAACACGGCGATAATCAATCCAAGAAAAGCTGAGATCATTTGGATGACCACGTTAATATTTTGCGGAATCGTTGAAACAAATGCAAAGATAGACGCTATAATTCCAGAAATCGGATGTGTTAGGTGGTGGATCATTATTATAGTTCGTCAGATGGTTTAGTAAAGGATTCCTTCTTGATACATCTCATCGTCCATCTCAAGGTCGTCTTCGAATGGTGGCTCCCAGTGCAGCTTCTCAA